AGCCGACTCCGTGCAGCTCGGGGGGCACGACCTTCTCGGCCGAGGTGAACAGCAGTGCCCTCTGGATCGACGGCTCGGCGACGGTGCGTAATTTCCAGCTTCAGGCGAGCTCGCCGATGGCGAACACGGGGACGTCAACGTGTCCGAACATCACGCCGGACATCCAGGGCACGACCCGGCCGCAGGGGACGGCGTGTGACATGGGAGCCTACGAACGGAGCCTCGTCTCCACCACTACCACCTCGACGTCCACTTCCACCTCGACCTCCACCTCGCTGCCGGGCTCGCCCGTGGCGCAGAAGAAAAGCGGCAAATTGAGCGGCGGGTTTCTCTACTGATGGTCTGTAACTGCGACGAAAGGAGTAACGGGATGGCAAAGAATCTCCAGAGCAAGGGGGCGTCGGTGAATCCCTATGACGTGCCGACGCGCGGACATGGTGGGCAGCGCAAGAAGACGCGCTCGAAAGGCCACAAGGCGGCCGTGAGCCGCTTCGGGCATCACCGGAGCAGCTAACATGGCCAGGGCCGGCTGTCCGGTGTGCGCCCGCTACGCGGACGAGGTGAAATACCTGCGTGCGGAGTTGGCGGCGGAGCGGGAGGCGCGTCGCCACGCTCCCGCCCCGCCCGTGCCCCCGGCAGCTCCGCCACCCGACCCTCAGTACCTGGGGGAGAGCGGGGAGCCGCTGGTCAAATACGACGGACGGCTGGTGCCACTCAAGGACTGGGAGCGGGCGATGCGTGGCCTCGATGCCGCGCTCGCCGGAAAGGCCGTCGAGACGGGCGGCGAGGAGGAGTCTCCACTATGAAACGGACGTTGTTGGCGCTCGCGCTGCTCGCGGCGGCGGCGAGCTGGGCGAGTGCGGCGGCCACGTGGATCGTGGTCCGCAACGCGGACTGCACGGGCTACCAAGTCGCCAGTGGCGTGACGCTGGCGACGACTCCCGTGCCCTGCTGTACGGGAGTGGGGACGGGCTTCTGCGACCGGCGGGAAGCGATGGGCACCCTCACCGTGCGTTTCCCGACCTTCGTGACGGGCACACCGGCCACCTACACGCAGGGGGGCGATTCGCTGACGGCGGCGAATGCGCAGCGCCTCGGCATGACGACGATCGTCTGGTCGAGTTGCGAGGAGGTTGGCAAGACGGCGAGCACGACGGCTGGTGGCCAGTCGGTGGTCTTGACCTCGCCGGCTAACGCGCTCTGCACGGGATCGGCCGCGCCGTATCCCTGCTGCACGGGGGCGGGGACGGGTACCTGCAATGCGGCGAGTCCGGCGGTCATTCAGCTCTGGACGACGGGGATCGTGGCGACACCGATTGTGAACGGGGGCGAAATGACGGCGGCGGCCAACATCGCCAACGTCGCCTTCGAGTGCATGATCATGGGCTACGGTGGCTGACGCGCTGCCAGCCCCGCAGCTCCCGGGGCCGCAGACCGCCGGCCAGGGAGACACGGCCGAGCCGCGCAAGAAGCGCGAGGGCTACAAGCCGAGCAAGGCCGCCGAGAAGATCATCAAGCGGGTGAGCGAGCGGCTGGCCTATTCGCGCCGGCCGGCGTCGCGCTGGGCGCTGGAGCGCCAGATGTTCGAGAACATCGCGTTCTTAAACGGCATCCAGTGGATCGAGTATTCCGAGCAGACTCGCCGCTTCTCCAAGTGGAACGCGCCCGCCTGGTTCCCGACGCCGGTCGACAACCAGGTCGAGCCCCGCCTCCTCGGCATGCAGGCTCGGCTCCTCAAGTCCAACCCGACCGGCCGGGTGCGGCCGAACAAGAACGAGGCGAAGGATCGGGAGGGGGCGCGGGTCGCGGAGCAGATCGCCTCCCACATCGACGACGTCGTGCACGAGGAGGAGCTCCGCGACAAGGCGGCGCTCTACGCGGGGGCGACCGGCACGGTCATCTTCCACGACCGCTGGAATCCCGAGGCCGGGCCGGTGATGATGATTCCCCAGCAGCAGGCCGTCGATCAGCCCATACAGCAGGATCGGGCCGTCTGCCCCCAGTGCCAGCGCCAGTTCCCGCCCGAGCTGGCCGGCACGCCGTGCCCGCAGTGCCAGCAGACGCAGTTGCAGCAGCCCGAGCTGCCGGGCCAGCAGCCCGTCGCGCCGCCCGTACCGGAGCTTCAGGCGCAGCAGATGCCGGCTTTTCTCTCCAACGGTGAGCCCGCGATGGAGACGGTGATGCAGCCCGAGCTCGACGCGAACGGTCAGCCCGTCATCGAGCAGCACCACCAGGGTGAGCTGGAGAGCCAGGCGTTCATGCTGTTCAACTTCTACTGGGATCCGAAAGCCCGTGAGCTCCGCGAGGCACGCTGGTGCGGCGAGCTCTGCTACAGCGATCTCGACTGGATTGACCAGAACTTCCCCGATCTCGGTCCCTACGTGGACCTGGAGGCGGGGGTGGACGCGAGCTCGTTCTACGAGGCGTCGTTGACGGCGCTCGTCGGCCCGTCGATCCAGGGCACGGCGCACTACGGCGGGGGTCAGAATTTCGAGCACGGCGCGGTGGTGCGGAGCTACCAGGAGAAGCCGTCCCGTGACTATCCCAACGGCATCTGGGCGATCGTGGCTAACGGGGTGCTGCTCTACCCCCCGGAGTCCCCGGACGGATCGGTCGAGACGGCGCTCCCGATCAAGGACTTGGAGGGCAACCCGACCGGCGACTTCTCCTACACGGAGTTTCGCTACGACATGGTGCCGGGGCGCTTCCCGGGCCGCTCGCCCGTGGACGACATGGTGCCGCTCCAGCGCAAGGTGAACGCCATCGACGCGCAGCTGATCCTGAACCGCAAGACGCTGCTCAACCCGTGGGTGCTGGCACCCAAGGGCAGCGGGCTCGTGCCGGGCCAGGTGGCGATGCGCCCGGCCGCCACCGTCGTGTACAACTACGTCGGGATCGGTGTCGCCCCCCAGGTGGTGAAGGGCGAGCCGCTGCCGGCGCAGATCCTCGAGGAGCGCAAGGAAGCGATGGCGTCGATGGATCGTCTCGCCCAGGACCAGCGCTCGGGCGGTGCGGAGATGCCACCGGGCACGAAGTCGGGCATCGCGTTGAATTTCCTGCGCGAGCAGAAGGAGGAGGACTCGACGCCCCGGCTGCGCCGCTGGGCGCGGTGCATGTCGGAGCGCAAGCGCAAGCAGCTCTTGCTCGTGCAGCAGCACTACCGCGAGCCGCGTGCGATCAAGCTGGTCGGCCCCGGGCAGCAGTGGCAAGTGCACTACTGGCAGGGCAGCGATCTCGCTGGCAACACGGACGTGTCGATCGACCCGGGTACGATCATCCCGCGCTCGCCGTCGGTGAAGACGCAGCTGCTGTTCGATGCCGCCGAGCAGGGTCTGGTGAATCTCCAAGACCCGCTCCAGAAGCAGAAGGCGCTCGATTACCTCGACCTGACCGAGTTCGAGACGGAGATCGGTCCCGACGTTCGCCGCGCGCTCAAGGAGAACGCGGAGATGGACGAGGGGAAGCCCGTCGAGATCAACGAGAACGACAACGACGAGATCCACCTCTTGGAGCACATCCCGAAGATCAAGGATCCCGGGTTCGACTACCTCTCGCCGCCGGCCCGCCAGGCGCACCTGAAGCACAAGGCGATGCACATGCAGCGTCTGCTGCAAAAGAAGATGCAGGAGATGAAGGGCCAGATGGGAGCACCCCCGGCGGGTGGGCCGCCCGGCAAGGGCGGTCCGCCGCATGCTGGCAAGGGGGGACCGCCGCCGGCCAAGGGTGGTGGCGGTCCGCCAGGGAAGGGAGGCCAGGCGGCGGCGGCTTGACGGTGCTGCGCCCGAGCGGGCGAATGACAGACGTGTTGCTGACGCAACGCCACGGGTCGGAGTGCGGGCGACCAAATCCCCCGCGCAGCGGAGTGCGGCGCTCCATATTCGCCGCAACGGTGCCGTTCGGCGCTCCACAATTGCCGGACAAGGGACTTCCTCATGGCTGATGCAGCCGTCGCAGAACCATCCGCACCGAGCGGCGCACCTCCCCCAGCGCCGCCGCCGTCTGGCGCAGAGCCGCAAAGCGGAGCTCCGAACGGAGCGCCGCAGGCGGGCAGCGAGCAGGCGGGTGCCGAGCCCGCAACTCCTCCGCCGGTTCCCTATCTCACCTTCAAGGCGGAGCGCAGCCGCCTCCAGGGGCAGATGCGCGATGTTCAGCGCCAGCTCGCGGAGGCCCAGCAGTACCGCGACCACTACGGAACGCTCCAGCAGCAGCATGCGGAGCTCGCGGAGCGGTACAACAACTTCAACGCGCTTGCCAATGTGATCCGCCAGAACCCCGAGATCGCACAGCAGATCGAGGAGGCACTGGGTCAGGACACGGCGCGCGGACAAGAGCAAGCCATCGCGCAGCTCCCCCCCGAGGCGCAGCAAGTGATCCAGCGCATGGGGGCGTTTCTGGAAAACCAGGATCGCCAGCAGCAGATGGTCGCCCAGCGCCAGGAGCAGGGCGAGCTCGCGAACGTCCACCGGGAAGTCCAAGGCACGCTGACGAGCCTCTTGGAGAAGAAGGGCTTCGAGGCGAAACCGTTCCTGCCGCTCTTGGAGAGCTACGTGCTCAACCGGCTACGCGGCATGGGTGAATCCGCTGAGTTTTCCGACATTCCGCTGATCGCCGCCGAGTGGTTCGGGGCGATCAACAAGTGGCATCAGGCACAACTTTCCAGCCTGAGTGACGGCAAGCGGCGCGACGGCATGCTGCCCGCGTCGCCGGGCTCCAGCGCGCCGGTATCGGCCGCTGCCCCGAAATATGCCCTCGATGAAACCGCGACGCAGCGGGGGATCGAGATGCTGAAGGGCCTGGGCTGGAAGGAGTAACCCCCAAGAGGACACTGCTTCATGGCGTCGCCAGCGATACAGGACAACATTTCCGAGCTCTCTGCGCTCTTCAAGACGGTCTACGGGCCGGGAGTCGAGCAGCAGCAGAACCTGGCGGCCATGCTGTACAAGCGTTTCGGCGAGGCGCAGATCCGTTTCGGCGGGAATTCCTACGAATTCCCCGCCCGGATGGTGAACACGCAGTCCGTCGGGGCACGCACGTACCGCATGGGCTTGCCGCAGCCGATCATCAACAACGACGTGACGTGCCGCGTGCGACAGAAGTTCGTGTACGCCACGTTCGACATCGCGGGGCCTGACATCGAGAAGGGCAAGGGCAACGCGAATGCGTTCGTCAACTCGCTCACCGATAAGATGCGTTCGCTCACCGAGTCGGCACTCAAAGACCTGAACATGCAGACCTACCTAGACGGCACGGGCGTGCGCGCCACGCTCGGTGGCACGGCCGCCAGCATGGGTGTCGCGGGCGCGGGCGTCGCCCAGGTGAACCGCATCAAGTATCTCCGGGTCGGCGCGCAGGTGAACGTCATCCGCCAGACCGACGGGCAGACGCCGTACACGGGCGGTGACAACGATCCGGGGGACTCGAACAACACGCGCTTCACGGTGATGGCGCTCAACCCGGCGGACGTGAACTTCCCGCCGGGCAATCCATCCATCACGATCGGCAAGGGCATTCCGCTGGCGGGATTCACGCCGACCGTGCCGGGCACGCCGGCCACGGGCGACTTCATTACCCGCCACAAGGTGCTCGGCTCCGAGCTGACGGGCCTCCAGGCGCTCGTGGACGACGGGGTGATTGACCCTGCCGCCACGATCCTCCAAGACATCGACCGCACGCTGAACCCGCTCTGGAAGGCCAAGGTCTTCTCGAACGGGGGCTCGCCGCGCGACCTGACACTCAACCTCATGCAGCTGGCGATGGACGTACCGGAGATCGTCTCCGGTCGCCGGATCGACCTGGTCGTCGGGAGCTACAACGCGCGTGACCGCTACCAGCAGCTCCTGATCCCGCAGAAGCGGTTCACCGATCTCGGCCTCGACGGCGGCTTCCAGAAGCTGGAGTACAACGGCCGCGACTTCCTGGTCGACGTCGACTGCCAGGACGACACGATTTACTTCTTGAATAAGGACTGCATCAAGAAGTTCGGGCTGTTCGACCTCCAGTTCGTCGAGCAGACCGGCGGCATCTTGAAGCACGACTCGTTGTCGGCCGGGGATGTATTCTACGGCTTCATGAGGGTAATCGCCAACTTAGGTGTCGTCCAGGCGAACGCCAATTCCAAGATCGTGGACCTCACGGTTGACCCCTCGTATATCCTGAACATGTAAAAAATGGGGTTTCTCACGACAGCGCCCGACGAGCTCCCCGGTTTCTACCAGAATCAGGCCGGACATGCTACTCCGGCCGGTATGAACTGGACGGAAGGCGAACTGTGGGCGATGTTTC